CCGCCCTTTCCATCGGCTAAATAGGGGTCTTTACCATAAAACAAAATCGGTTGGAAATATTGAAATCCCCATGCTGATCGGCCAGCGCCACTAGGGATGAAGACACATCCCCCCAGCGGAAAAGGTGGTGGACTTGCAGGCAGGCCCTAGATGTGGGGTAGAATGGCGGCAGCTTCGCGCTGCGAGCCCTGCTCATCTCAGGTCTTGCCCGGCCTCGAGGACACCATCCTCGGGGCCTTTTTTCTGTCTCGGCGAGTCTACGCCTCCACGGCCGTAAAGTCCAAGACTTCTTGCGCCAGCCGTTTGGCGGCAATTTCACAGTAGCGCTCCTCGATTTCGATGCCGATGGCGTTTCGGCCACGATCTTTGCACGCTCTTAATGTCGTGCCGCTGCCCATAAATGGATCGACCACCGTTTCACCAGGCCGACTCGCACGGTTAACGGCCCAATTCATCCAAGATATAGGCTTAGGACATGGATGGTCGAAGTGTTCAAGATTCGGCTGCTCCGTGCGAAAAGAGTTAGGCTGTCCGCCCTTTCCATCGGCTAAATAGGGGTCTTTACCATAAAACAAAATCGGTTGGAAATATTGAAATCCCCATGCTGATCGGCCAGCGCCACTAGGGATGAAGACACATCCGATGCCCGCTGGTTCTGGATAGGCCCATATCATCCGAGGGCCGCAGAACACAAGCGCGCGGTCAATAATGCCTAGTAACAATGGCATCACTTGTTGAATCAACTCTCGAATCTGTGACGGCTCATCTGAATAAAGAGTTGACGCTAAGAGAGAAGCACCGGCGTCGAAATATTTGCTCCCTGTATAATCGCTTGTTTTCGTGACTAAATTGATGCCGTATGGCGGGTCCGTCACACACGCGTCAGCCGTCAAGTAAGGCAGCACCTCACGGCAATCCCCGTGGTAGATCGTGATCCCCGCGTGCTCGTAGTAGGGCTTCATCGCTCCCGCCGCTTCTGACGCAAGGGCGCCGCTAATCTCGCCCGCAATCTTGAACATGGTTTGTAGACCGAGGTGAGCGGCCCCCATGTCCTTCCCCTAAATGTTCGTGTTTTTCTCACGTAAAACTCGGCCGTCGGAAGTGGACGTTTGCACGCGGAACACCAGGCGTCGGTGTTGGGGTTTCCCCCAGCCTCACGGATACGTTGCCGCGCATGAAGAAGTGCATGATACGCCCATGAGGGACAAATCACCAGATTGTTGCGGGCATTATTTAACGAATTGCCATCGACATGGTGGACGTGCGCTCCTGCGGGCAGTGGTCGGCCCAGCGCCGCGGCGGCGATCGCGCGATGGTCATAGAGATGTCGGCCTGCTACATGGCGACTTTTATAATGCGTGGCCTCTGACGGCAGAAGTTTAAGGCAGCGCATTGAACAGGTCGGGCGCCGCGTCTGTCGATATTGCACTTGTCGGTTGGCGACTGGTGCAAGGACCGCATCACAGACAAGGCACCTAATAATCAGGGTAGGATCACTTTTGGCAACCATACTGGACCGCTCCCACGGTCGAGAAATGGGGAACGCGGCGACAGGCCATTGCGCCGCGTTCTGCCTATTTTACCGCCATTTGCTGTTGGCGGAGACGTTCTCGCAAGGGTCTGGTATCCACGCGCCAATCACCATCGGCATCGTAAACCGCCTCGTAATCCCGTCCACATACACTGCAGAGCCAGCGGTGATCGGCTAGGGGCTCTAATGGGATCACGCTCTGCCAGCAACAGAAACACCGAGGTGGGGCCGGAGCAGCCAGGAGTTTATCTTTCAGCACGTCCAGAAGGCCCATGCGGGACAGAATAGCTGAAGTTCAGCCCTTGAGCGGAATCGACGCGACGACGGCCGCAAAGAGGGCCGGATTCTTCCCCAGCACCGTGAGTTCGTCGCTCAGAAAGTCAATGCCCTCCACGGGATGCGCTTTGATGTAGACCAGCACCGGCAGCGTGGCGCCCGACGGAATCATCGTCGCCAGCATGTTCGGGTTGAGTCGCAAGAGGGCCAGCACGCCCTGAGCCGCCGCCAGGGCCGCTTGCGGGTTCGTCTTCAGCAGCGCCAGCAGTTCTTTCAGCATCGCGGGCAGGTTCATGAGTTCTCTCCAAGCCGTGACAGGCCTAGAAAATCAGGGAGGCCACCCACGCGGCCAGGCCTGCCGCCACGAGACGCACACGCGGCGCGTCGGGAGGGTAGGCCGTCGCCACCAGGAAACAGACAAACGCCAGGACGAGCAAGACGAGTCGGAGGGGTGTCGCCATGCGGCAAAGTATACGCCTAGCCGGTCAGAACGCCATAGCCCAGTGCCGACAGATAGGCCCGCTGCTGGGCAATAGCGTCGGCCGTCGTCGCCCACTGCACCCAGTCAAACGTCGCCCACCACTCGAACGCGATGGCGAAATAGGGGCCGCGGGGCGAGCCCTGCCCGAGATACCAGTGCGCCACGGCGTAGTTGTGATCCATGTAGGGCTCGCACTCTGGCGGCCGCACCCAGGCGGCCCCGAGTAGTCGGCAGGCCACCTGAAACATCCCATCACTCGGCGGCGCATCGTCCCCGTAACTGTATTCGCTCAGAAGGACGTCGTAGGTAGACATGGGGCCGCTCGAGCTCCAATCGCCCGCCCCTCCCCCGATCGGAATGTGGCCGGGATCGTGCTCGATCGCCAGATAGCCGTTCGGGAGCAGTTGCCGAAAGACGCGCCCGAACTCCGTGATTTCCTCGGGCGTCCAGCCGTAGAACGTCCCATCCCAGCCCGGCATTACGAGCACGTATTGCGTGAGGTCCGCCGGATCCGCTTTCAGGCACTCCACGAGCGCGCGCAGCCGATCGAGCGCATTCTGAAAGTAGGGCACGCCGTCTTCGTGGTCGCAGCCCAGGTTGACCATCGGCGTGAAGCCGCTGGTGATCACTTCGCGGGTGTCGCGCCGCATGAGATCCGGATGGCCCATGTGCGAATAGGGAATGCGAATGTCCTTGTAGGGGCCGAGCCGGTTGACCGGGCCGCCCTCATCCGGGTCGAACGACATGAGGCAATGCGTCGCTCCCACGGCGCGCTTCGCGGCGTAGACGGCTTGCCGGTCGGATTCGGCCGCCAGACAGAACAGCGCCATGTCATACCAGGGCAGCGTGCCGAACTGCTGCGTCACGACCGTCAGCCCAGCGAAGTAGGGCCGCACGGAGCAGACCTGCGTTCGCGTCGGCGGCGGCGGGAATGGGGCCGCTCCGCCGGCCTGCGCCAAGGCGTAATAGTCCGCAACCGTCAGCATCGTCACTCCATGAAGGGGACCACGTAGCGCGGGTGCCCTTGCTCGGCCGTGTCGTCGTCCTTGAACACGAGAAACCCGCCCGATTTCGTGCAGCGGTCCCAGGCGCCGACATTGTTCAGCGCCCGGCACTGAAAGTCGCCGCCAGGAGGCACGCTCAGCGCCACGGTGCCTTTCGGCCCACCGGGGAGCAGCGTGCCCTTCGGCGGCAGCCCGAGATAGTCGGCCTCGAGCGGGTTCTGAACGATCACATTGAACCCGCCCCCTTGCGCCTGGAGTTGCCGGCCGGAAATGACGCGCGTGCAGATCATAGACACCTCATCGGATAGAAACCAATAGTCCAAGAGTGTATCCCGCCCGACAGCCGGCAGAGGCGGGATCGGGATCGGCGGCACAGGAATCGGCGGAATGGGCGGCTCGGGCGGGATCGGCACCGGCGGCTGGCTGATAATTGGCAGCGCCCACAGTTCTGACAGATCCGTCCAGATCAGCACGGAATCCGCCCCGTGCTGCTGAATCATCGCCACCGCCACGACGTTACTGCCGGCATAGCGCGTGGCCCGAATGAACTGCGAGGCGCCCGGCTCGAGCATCCGCAAGGTGCCATCGGCCTGCAGATACACCGCACACCCTGGCGTGACATTGCATTGGCCGATAAAGATGCCATCTCCGAGGTCCGTCCATTCGCTGAGCCCTTCAAACGGCGGCAACGCCTGTTCGCTGCTGTAAGTCGCATCGCCCGTGACGAGCGCCCCAGTGTAAATGTCCACATAGCGGTAGCCGTTTGATCCGACGTGTCGATCGGCCGTGGCGATCTGCAGCGTGCCAATGAGATCGTAGATCACCGGCGATAAGCCCACCGGCACATCGGGCAGAAACCCCCAGCCCGCCCCGTCCTGCCAGATCGCCGTTGGCCCGAAGTGGGTATCGGTCGCCTGGCCGGCAAACTTAAACTTCCCCGTCTTGACACTGCAGCGCACGAAGAGCGGGTTCACGCCGTCCATTGTCGGGATGGATCCGAGATGCGTCTGCACCGGCAACCCCGGCGCGGCCATCATGCACACCCACTCCCCGCCAGGCAGCGCATCGCAGTAGAGGCCGCCGGGAATGGCGAGACGTTTCATGGTTTGCCGGTGAATCGCGTAATGAGCGCCCCGGCCGCGAGCAACATCCCGATCACACCCACCGCATATCCCCAGAGATTCTGCATCCCCGTGCGCTCGCCGCGGCGTTCGTCGCGTTGTTGGTCGAGTTGCTTCTCGAGGCTCGACACCTTGTCTTTAATGGAATCCACGAGCGCCACGGCTTCGGCCCGCAGCATCAGATTCCGCTGTTGATCTGCGAGTGTGCTCCGAAACTCGTTCACGCTTTCAAACCGCTTTTCCGCGGCGCTCTCCGCCTTCTGCACAGCGCGATCGGCGGCGGCAATCGCCGCCGTCACTGCATCTTTCGAGGCCTCGAAGCGATCTTCGGTGCGTTGTTCGAGCCCATTAACCAACGCCAAGAGATGCGTCATGGCCGTTTCCACGGTCCATGACTTGCACACCGTGAAAATCGAATCGTCGTCGAGCCGTGCCTTCGATCCTCCGTCAGCCATGAGCGCTCCTCACCGCTTCGACGCCTCATAACACTCACTCCGTTCCGTGAGGCCCTTGGCTTCATGCAGGCACTTGATTTTGTCGAGCTGCACGAGAATGTCGAGCGACACCTGTTCCGCTTCCACGCGGATCTGCAGCGCGGCCGATTGCGCGATATGGGCCTGCAGCATCGTCGCGGTCTGCGCCGAGACCTGCGACATACTGCCCGCCACGACGTAGACGAGATAGACGGCAATCCCAGCGGGCACGCCGAATTGAATCATGAGCTTGAGCAGGGGATTCAATTCGGCCACACTTGATCCAGTCGATCGCTCATCAGACACGGCCGGTCCTTTCGCAGACTGTTATTGGGTCGCACGTTGCACCGGCCAATTCCCGTAGGCCAGGATTTCATTGAAGCCGCTATCGACCCGCTTGAAGGAATAGGGATAGCGGGTATCGTCCAGGCTCGTGGTCTCGGCCGCCGTCAAGGCGACCGCGGCCACTTGGGCATTCAGATCCGGGTCCACATTGAAGGCACCAGAGACCGTCGCCGTCTTCGTAAACGTCGCCGCCACGAAGTGAATCGTCCAGCCCGATAGGTCAATCAGCACCCCATCGCCATCGGTCACGCCGGTTAAGCGCAGCGTCTTGTCTTCCCCGACGAACATCTTGCCCGGACCGCCCAGTGTCACTTCGGTTGCCATGACGTTTACTCCAAAGGTGCCAGCCACCTCGAGCGGCGAGGAGGCCCCCCCCATGATCGAGAGGATGGGCGTATAACTGCCCTGGACGTCGATCGTGTCGATCGCCGGGGCCGTGATGGTCGTGACGATCCCGACCAGCGCCACCGCCAGGCCGGCTTGCCGCCAGCCGGATCCGCCCTGCACCGCGCGTGCCCGCCAGGTAATGACCATCTTAGACCGACGTCTTCACGGTCAGGCCGGTATCGTCGGCCCCGGCGCCGCTAAAGAGGAACGTGATGACCGTCCCATTCAGATCGGCCGCGTCCAGGTTGATCTTGTAGAAGCCGCCACTGACTTCGGTCGCCGCATTCGCGCAGGAGGCAAACGCGCCCCCGTCAATCGAGCGCAGCGCCGTAATCGAGAGCCCCGTCTTGCCCGTGCGGCCATCTGAGGCATCGGCCATGAAGAACTCGAAATTGCTCAAGGCCGTATTCTTTTTGATGCCTTCGGGCAAGTTGTCGAGTTTCGCCTGACGCACCGAGGTCACGCCAGCATCGGCCAGGGCCGTATCGGCTTCGGCGTTCACCTGCGCGGCGCTCAGGTCGTTGAAGCCCGTCACGCCCGTGCCCTTCGCTAAGACGATATTCGTGCCGGCGGTGAGCACGCGCGTCACCGCCGTCCAGACATCGGCCGCGAGCGTGCCGAACGAGGTCAGCGTCCGCGTGGCACTCGCCCAGACCGACGTCGAAACGGTCGTCCGTTCGCCCGAGGTCAACGCCATCGCATCCCCGGCTTGGGCCGCCGTCTTCGCCGCATCGTAGGCGGCCGTCAGCGCCACGCCACTCGCCGCCGTGATGTTCGTCGGACTCGCCACCGTGCCGGGGAAGGTCGCCGCTAGGAATCCCGTCGGCTGCGTGTAGGTCGCCATGCGCGACGTGATGGCCGCGTTCAGGTTATCAACGATCAGCTTCCCGATGGATCCGGCGGTCGTGAGCGCGGAGGTCAGGGCATCCCAGATCGCCTGCACGCCCGAGGCCGCCAACGTCACACCCGCCGTGACACTCGCCACGACTTGCGACGTGCTGATGGTCGTGCCAGTGAGACCAACGGTCGTGGTCGGACTCCCGACGTTGGACCAGTCCACGCCCGCCTCACCCGTCGTCGAGACGTCCAACGTGCGCCCGGCCGTGGTCGGCACGAGCGGCAGCGCCACCGTGGAAAGGCTATTCCATTTCGTGGCGTTCACCGTCGCGCCGTCCACGTAGCCGAGAGCGGAAGCCGCATAGTCCCGATCGTAGACGGCCTCTTCGACCACCACAAACTTGTCAAATACAATCAAGGCGCTCGAGACCACCACTGAGACTTGCATCTCGCCCACCGTCGCGGTGTCGGTGGCGTCGAACGTCACGCCATAGACGCCATTCACTCGATGTGTCCCGCCACCCGAGTTTTTGTTGGCAGACGCGCCGCCGTTGACGACTAGCTTGATGTCTGTGTTGGCGATCGTGAGCCCGGTCTTTGGCGTCTTGAAGTCCGTATCGTCGATAAACGGCCCAATGGCGCGCGATTGGGAGGCGGTGGACTGACGCAGGTATCCAGGCATTTAGGCTCTCCAACTCACGCAGACTGCTGACGCTGCTGCACGAAATAGAGCATGGGCTTCCCGCTGCTCCCGCCAACCGGGATCCGACTGCCCCAGGCCAGAAACGTCGAGGACGCCTTCTGCGCGTTGTAGTCGGCGGCGATGACGGCAGCACTGAGCACGTTGTTGGTGACGCGTGTTTCATCCTGCACGCCGGTCGCAAAGACGGAGATGTCCAAGTCGCAGCCGAGAAACCCCTTGATGTTGCTCGTCGCTAGCACTCCGCCGAACGCCGTAAATGTCGCCGTGCCATCGGCCGAACCGTTTAAGTAGTAACGGATCGTGGTGCCGTCGTAGGTAATGGCGACATGATTCCAGACGTTGATGGTCAAGGGGGTCGAAGAAAGACTCGATGGGGGGTTGAAATACCCTCCGACGGCTACCTTGCCCGAAACGGTCGGATCGGTATAGCAGGCGAACGCCTGATTTGACGCATTGTTCCCGTAGCCTAAGAAACTATTGTAGTTGGTGGTGACATCCGTCGGCTTCAGCCACGCTTGCACGGAGCGGGCGGCGTTGCCACTCGGGAACCCCGCCATCGGAATCGCTTGATACAGCGAGGAGCCGTTATACCCGAGGCCGCCGTCGATGTCGCCGGTGGTCGCCGTCGTGCCGTGATTGGTCGCGTTGTTGGCCCTGAACGTGGAATCGCTTAATGAGAGCGTCGATCCGTCGGCCGAGTGCCAGACGCCTTGATAGAAGTCGTTCCATGCCCGCACCGAACTCGCATCGGTCGTGAGGCCCGCATCGCCAAAGGCGAGATAGAACACCGTATCGACGCTCGCGGAGATGTTCGGGACTTTGACGTGCATCTCGAATGAGCCCGTGGCGGAGTCATAGGTGCCAGGCACCAACTCGAAATTGAGCGGCATCGTCAGGCCGCTGTCGGCAAACGGCCGAATGTCATAGCCGCTGCTGCTCTGGACGTAACCGCCATTGCCCACCGTCTTGAGGTCAGAATCTGCCGATTGTGGGCCCACCCCACGGCCAATCGTCACCGAATAGTTGATGAGCGCGCCCCCGCCGACTTGCGTGTGGTCAATCGTGACGGTCTTATAGGAACTGAAGTTGTCGACATAGCTCGCAATGACGACCGAGGCCGCCACAGCGAGCCAAATGGCTGAGACAGAGTTCGTGGCATCGCCCGCCACGCCCGTCTGCGTCGTCAACGGATGCCAGCTTTCCAGCGATATTCCGCTCGTGTCGATCGTGAAGTTGCCCCCTGCGGTAATACTGCCCGTGGACGATTCGACGTAGCAGAACACGTATTCCTCGGCGGAGGTCGTGTTGAAACTTGCCGTCGAGATCGCCGTGCCGGTCCCGGTGCCCGTCTTGTTCACCACATCCCGTGCTGAAATCACCCCCGTGTATTGGGCGCAGGTTAGAATCCAGTAGTTCATGCTGCTACCGCGTGCGGTCACGCTACAGCTCGCGTTCACCGCCGGATTGCGGCAGATCCACATTTCGATTCCTCGGTCAGAGGTCGCATCGTCGACGGCGCCCACGAACACGAAGTTATCGCCCGAACTGTTCGTAACGTCCGTCAGTCGGCCGGCATGCACCGCATGGGTGAAGCACACCACGAGACAACTGCCCGCCACGATATTCTGCGCGGGCGTCGTGAAGACGGTCGTGCTCTGTCCTGTGAACAGCGAATCCTGCACCTGATCGACGAACGGGGCGCCCATGCTAGACCGTCACCTGAAACACATGGATGAGGGGCGCGTTGTAGAACCCACCAATCGGATCGCCGTATTCGGACGCCATAAAGATCCGTTGCGTGGCCGGATCGTAGGCGGTGCCGACGATGAAGTGCAGGTTCTGAAACTGCGGGAAGGTGAAGTCCCACACCGCATAGGGCACCGGCTCCCAGAAGGCTTTGGTGCCGTTCTTGACCGCCACGAGATCGTTCACGTCGTAGGCCAGCACCTGTTGGGTCCAAGGGTTGCCGTGATTACCCTTCCCCGTCGTTTCCACGTCATAGCAATACACGCCGCCTTCGCCATCGGGCTGCCCGTCGAGGGCCGGATCGGTGGTCGCAATGCCATAACTTGCATGATTCGTATGCGTGTTGATAAATAGGATTGTGTCGGTGCCTTCGACGAACACGGCGCCAGAACAGGCGTCATTGAGTCCAGTGTCGTTCCAGATCGCGTTCTCCTGCCCAGGCGTGCCAAGCGTCGGATGCGCGGCGTAGTAGAACAGGAGCGGGATGCCAGGCGCGGGCGTCGTAACGCCAAGGTCCAGCCGGTTGAACACAATCGCGCACGGTCCCCAGGACGCCCGCCCGTTGATCGAAATGTCCCAATTCGACGCAAGGGTGTCGCCACCCAGCGCCGCGCGCCATGCTTGGGGAATGTTGCATTGCCAGCCACCCGCACAGCCGCCGTTCAGCGCACTGCCCGCCCCAAACGTATTGATTTCAAAGGGGCCACTGATGGCAGGATTAGCGAAGTCCGTCGTGCGGACGAAGTGTGACCGCGCGCCTTCGTAGTTCCCGTCGTAGTTGACGTAGGCGGCCAGAACCATCGTGCCATCGGGATCGACCAGGATGCCGCGCACGCGTCGCCCGCTGCCGTTCAGGCCCGCGTTCAGCGTGCCATTGAATAGATTAGTCGGAAGATTGAGGCTTGTGGCGACTGGCAAGTCGGCCACCGTCGCCGCGATGGTGGGTGTGGGAATCGACACCTCGCCGAGATATTCGTTGTACTGGTTCAGCCCCTCATCGACGCGCAGAATCAGCGAGTGGTTGAGGGGGTTGTAGCCCAGTCCGGTGGCGCCAGCGTTATACCCCGCTTGTCCAGATGGGGCGACCTGCGGCAGACGGAAGGCGCCTTGATAGACCAGATTCTGCTTGCCGATTAGATTATGACCGGGCACGACAACGCCCCCACCCTGAACGATGGTAATCGACAGACCCGGCGCCACGACGGTGAGATCCGCCATTAGGTGAGATCGGTGACGACTTTCTGCGCGTCGGTCTTCGCCGTGGCGATCTCGGCCTGCAGCGCCGTCTTGTCGGCCTGTAGTTGCGTGATGACCGCCGTTTGATCGGCCGGCGGCGGCCCGTTGATCACTTCCACGGTGAGATTCGTGTTGTTGTAGATCGTGATGTCTGCCATGGTGCTACCTCTTATCACTTGCCGCGCCAGATCCAGAAGACACAATACAAGAGAAACAGACCGCTCCAGAAGGCGCAATACCAGAGCGGCGGCGTGTCGGCGAGCCTCATACGGGTTCAATGGTGTAATACATCGTCACCTTCAAGCTGTTGCCCGCATTCCCACCGCCGAGCGCGGTGGGGCTGCCGTTATTGTCGAGCCCAATCACGACCCCAAGACCATCATGATCGGTCGGACTGGCCGTCACGACGGGGGCGTTGTAGCCGACGTCGCCACTGGCCGACGCTTGCACGGGTTCATTGTAGGGACACGCCACACGCACGAGGCGATTATTCGCGCCACCCAGGAAGTCGGTCAGCCGCGTCAGATCGGTCGTGAGGGAATTGTCATTGGCGATGATGTCGCTGACCCAGACGCCAGAGGTCGCCGTCTGCAGTTGAAGCGTCGCATAGACCGCACTAATGCCCGTCCAGGCGCCAGATGCCGCCGTTTTCTTCCACGTCACGGCTAACGGATTGATGAGATACCCGGAGGGTGGCGTCGGCCCGATCGCATAGGTCGTGCTGGGCAGCGCGATCACTTGGGCATTCGTGAGCGTCACCGTGGCGACTTGCACGAGATCCGAGGCGGTCCCAAAGGAGGCCAGGATGTGCCAGCCGGCGCCTGTGCCCACTGACGATCCGATGATCACCGCCTGATTCTGGCTGAGGCTGTAACTGGACGCCCCGTCAATCGTGCCGCTCGCGGGCGTGAGCGCCCAAACCCCGCTGTTGATGTTTTTCAGAAAGAGAATCCGGTTGTATTGGTCCGAGGCCCCGACCGCGATCGTGTCATCGGTCGTCGTGGGCAGCGTCACGGTGGCGCTCGTGGTCTTGTCCAGATAGATGACGGCTTCGGGACTACCCCCACCTGAATAGGCCGCGTCAATCGTGAAGCTCGAAGTTTTCCGGACGGCGCCTGGCAACAGCGCATCCATACCGATGAGATGCCGCAGGCCGACATAGCCCAGACCGCCCGTGATCGACCCGTAGCCGCCGTCACTGATGCCGGTAAACCGCGCCGACCCGAGAATGATGTCGCCCTTCGGCCCATAGGTCAGCAGATTGAACGCGGCCCCCGCCGTGATGCCCGTCGCATCGAACTCGAGATAAATGTTGCCGTCATCCTTCTGCCAGAGCGTGAGCGCATTGGCCTTCCCGATCACGTCATTGAAGACCGCGAGTTGTCCGCCGCGCGAATCGCGTGAGCCGAGCGCGGCCATGAACGGCAAGACTTCGACGCCGTAGGTCTCGCCGGATCCGTCTTCGTCAATGAGGGCATCGGCCGTGCCGCCGAACACGCCGGCCCGGTTGAACTGCATCGATCGGAAGGGCGGCGCTGGACCGTCTCCGCTCGCAATCTGCGCGGCCGGCGCGGCCTCGCCCGATTGACTCCATTGCTGCACGGTGTTCCGTGCGGAGGTCCGCAAGAGCGGATTCGCTATCGCCGTGACCGACCGCAGCAGGGCCCCGTCTTTACGGCCAGGGTCGCTCGTGCGAACGCTTTTCAGGAGATAGGTCGCATTGAGATTCCGCTCAGTTTCTACAATGCTCTGGGTCTGTCCTGGCACGGCCCCGAGCGTATAGGTGTCGTAGGTCACGATTTGCTGCTGCACCAGCCGCCGCGCCAACTCGGCATCGGCATACGCCTGCAAGACCGCTTGGTCGAAGACATCAGTCCTGGGCAACACGACTTCCCAGATGTAGGTTGGCGCCGCTTGGGCTGGCACGTCTTCGGCAATGGCGGTGCCCGAAAACGTGCCCGCATAGATGATCCGAGCCGTCCCGCCGACCGGCAGCGGGAAGACACGATAGGGACTGGGCGGGCCCATATCGGTGATGGTCTGCGGAGAGGCCGCCAGATCCCAGATCCACGTCGCGCCCGAGGCGCCGAGCGTTTCAAAGACCACGCCACTCCCCATCCCGTCGTCAATCCAGACGCCCCCGGTAAACGCTTCTGGACCAGACGCATGAGCGCCGAGCTCAAAGAGCACCGTCGTCCCATCGCCGTTGAACGTGTCCTCCCTCGCTGGCTGCAGTTGCGCTTGGCCTGGCACCACCACGCGATTGGCGTATTGATCGTCCCGAGTCGGTTCTACTTGAATGTCCCCGACGGTATTCCCATCGCCGCTCGTGATGTTGAAGGGACACGCGACGTCTCCAGGCGCGATCATCTTGAAGACGTTGCTGGCGCTCGTCAGCGGAATGTAGCCGGAGAGCACCGCCAGATCTGCATAGATTTCCGCCAGCGTTTTCTCGTAGGCATAGACGAGCGCCGGCATAGTAGGGCCATTGGCTTGGCCGGCGTCGAGCGTCGCGCCGAAGGGCGTGCGATAGGGCTGCAGCGCCACCAGTTGCGATTTCAGCGTCCCTGCCGCCAGCGTCAGATTCGGGTGAATCCGGTTCGCGTAGTCGCTGAAATCGACACACGAGATGCGCGTGACGATCGGGACGATCGGCAGATTCCCAGCGCCCATCTCCTGCGCGGTGTGAATGTAGCCGCCGTAAATCGGCGTGCCTTTTTCCGTGAGGACGACGGGTTGATCAAGCGTCGGCCGCACCGACGCATCGATGGAGACAATCTCGGCCGAGAGCACCGTCACGCCGTCGGTCGTGGCGTCAATTGAGAGACTGCCCGATTTACATTCACGGGTTGTCCCGTTAATCGTGAAGACATAGGTCGCCATTATTGGCGCACCGTTAGGCGGCGGTCGGTGGCGTAGCGGGCGACCTGTTCGGAGAGTTCCCGCGCATGATCGTGGAAAAAGTCTTTGACGCTCTTCGCATCCACCGCCGAGACATGGAACGAGACGTAGACCGAGGAGCCAGATCCGACTGACGTCCCCAGACGGGCGGCATCGTAGTTCTTCGTGTCCGAGACGCTCAGCACCCGTTCCCCAGGCGTGAGCATGGCCGGCACGGTATCGGTGCCTTCGGGCTGCCAGGGAGAGACCATGCCGCCCGCGTCGAAGCGTTCGATACCGCTCGCGGTGATCAAGCCTCCGGTCGCTGCATTCCGCGGCGGCCCTGGATGCGTGCCGGGGCCAGTGAGGTTTGGCGGTAAACCAGGAGGCACGTCAATTTGATCGCCGCCGCCGCCGCCCAAGCCGAAGAAGCCGAGCAACGCTTGCCACCAACTGGAGGCTTCGGCCGCGATGCCGGCCTCCGCCATTTTCGCCAAGGCGCCCAGCCAGTCATCGACAATCGCCTTCACCACCTTTTCCTCAAAGGTATGCAGAATCTCGGCCCAGACCCCTTCGAGGGCGCTCTTGAAATCGTCCCACCCATGCAAGGCGGCATCGAGCAGTTTCACGCCGTCATCGATCATCGGCTGCACAGCTTTGTCGTGATAGTTCTGGGCAATCTGCGCTTGGCGCACGCCGGCAATCGCCACGAGCGCGTCGTATTGGTTCTCCCATTCGGGCTTCGACCGATCGAGCGCGTCGAGCTGCTGCTGCAGTCCATCTTTGACCTGCTGCAGTTCGGCATCCATGACGTGCGACTTGTGGAGTTTGGCTTCGTCCACGAAATAGGTATCCCAGAGCACGAGATTCGCATCACGGGCTTGGGTTTCTTTGCGCTGCTCTTCGACGAGCGCCGCCTCATCCTTTTGGATCTTGCGGGCGCGCAGCGCATCCAGCGCCGCATAGTAGGAATCCTGATTGCCCTTCGACCGCAGGAGCTTTGTGGTTTCGTCATCAAGCCAGCGTTGGTTATCGCGCAGTTTGGCGTCCAGCGCGTTGTGACTCATCTTGGCTTCTTCGGTGGCGTAGTCATCCGTGAGTCGTTCGGCCAGCGCATAGTTCTCGGCGGTCCCCTTCGCCCAGGTTTCTTGATCCTTCGTGGCCTGACGGGTCGCTGCGGCAGAGGCCTCGATGGCTTTCTTGAACTGTTCCAATTCGCCCGAGGCCAATCCAGTCACGGACTTGACGTCCGACATGGACGCACCCGCCAAGAGCAGCGACTTCGCCCATTCGCCCGTCGTCTGTCCAGCACCAGACGCGAGAATCGTCATGCGGCCGAGCACTTCATTGTAGACGCCGAGTTCTGTCTGATACTTTTCATTGGCTTCCGCCGCTTTCGCATCGGCGTCGGCCTGCTCTTTCGTTTCGCGCGTGCGGATCTCGAGCAGCGCATTGAGATACGACAGCGAGGGCGCGGCTTCTTTGCCCTTGAGCGCCATCTCTTCGATCGACCTGGCACTCACGCCTTGGACGACGGCCAGCGTTTGACTCGCGTTCGCCGTTTCGACGATCGCCTTGGAGTAGTCGGTGAGATAGCCGCCGATGAGCGGAATGAAATTGCCCAGCCGACCGAGCGACACAATGATCGAATCCGTGTCGCCCGTCACGGCCCCAAGGGCTTCACCCACCGCGACTTTGGCGTCAGTCGAAAAGGCTTTCCACGCCTTGTCCATGCGAGCCAGCGCCTCAACAGAGCCGTCGGCCATGATGGGGGCGGCCTTCCCGACGTCTTCAAACCCGGCCTTAATGGCCGGCAGGATTTCCCTGGCCCCACGGCCGAAAATATCGAGCGCAGCGGCGCTCTGCTGCATCGGATCCGGAAGCTTGCGGATGGCTTCGACGATCGTGTTGAACGCGACTTCGGGCGAGGCCTGCTGCAGGCTCTTCAGCGACAACCCAAGGCCTTCGAGCGCATGGGTCGCCTTCGGTGTTTCGTCCTCCAGATTGCGATTCATGAAAGTAATCGCGGCGCTCAAGGCTTCAAACGAGCCGCCGCTCTGCTCAATCGCAAACCGCTGGCGTTCAATGGCCGCCGTCGATTCCCCCAGCATCGCCGCCGTAAATTGCAGGGACGTGGCGTTGTGGACGATTTCTTTGCCGAAGGCCACCAGCGCCTCAAGACTCGTGGCAATGCCCAAGGCCCCGAGCGCCCCTTTGGCGACGTCCAAGGCCTGCGCCCAGCCGCCCGTCTCCTGCTGCGCGTGATGCGAGGCGTCGGCAATGGCCTGGATCTTCTCGGGCACGTCGATGCCGAGCGCCTGCATCTTCTCCACGGCTTCCTGCGCCGTGGCGCCCAGCCGCTCGAGTTCGCGCGTCGTCAAGGCCGAGACGCCACCGACCCGATCGACGGCTTCGGCCGCCAGCGTGGCCTGTTGCACGATCTTCACGCCCGAGAGCGAATCCGTGACTTTGTTGAGCGCGGTCTCCGTACGCCCCGCGCCGGCTTCAAACGAGCGCAGCGAGGTTTCCGCCTGGGCAACGGCGGTCTGGAAACTCGAAAAGTCGGCGGCAAACGTTGCGGAAATCGGCATTTAATCGTCTTCGTCGTGTCGCTCAGCCTGCGTGGCTTCCTCGTTCAGCGTCTCGATCAAGATCGCGTAGACATCTTCGGGCAAGTCCAACAGGTCCCGATACCTCATTCCACAGCGGCGAGCGATGGCGAGGTCAATTTTGACTCGCTGTCGCCGCTCGGGATGTTTTTTGGGTCGCTCCGGGCCGCATAGTTCGCGGTTTCATGCGCCAGAATTGCCGCGTGCAGTTCGTCGAAGACGACCGGATCCAGTGACCGAATCGTATCGCGCCGTTGCGTCTCAGACAACTCCGGACCAATCGGCACGGGACTCCCTTTGTCGTCCACGAGCGACCAGCCCAAGAGATAGGTCAACACGCGCGTCGTGCGGAGCAGCCGCCGATCGAGTTTGGATGATCCCGACAGATCGTAGGGCGCAATCGTCGCCAGGAAATCTTCGCGTTCCCCATGCGTCAACTGTTTCCGCACATCCACAAAACGTCCGTGTGACAGCGGCAGCCGCTGCACTTCCGGTCGCACAAAATCACTCATTGCACTGTCTCCTTGATGGGGGTCAGGGTCGCATGGACCGTGCCGTCGGTAATCTTCAACGTGGAAATATTCCAGCGCCATTCGCCTTTCGCGTGCGGGGCCACAAACTGCAGCGGGGCCTGGGTCAGTCGGAAGGTATCGGCCGACACCACGGTCCCCACGAGCGAGGACGCGCCCGTCTGTTTGTGCTGTCGCACGGTATAGCCGTGAATCGCCGCCGCGACGTAATACGACCATGTGATCTGGCCGACCACGCCCCGGATCTGCCGATACTCGCCCACGGGCGCGCCGTTACGCGCGGGACCAGGCGCCCGAGGCCTTGAACGTGGCCGAGCCGTTGACCGCGCCCTTCACATCGACGTCGATCGTGTCAATGTCCAGATAGGCCGGGCCGGTCCAGTAGTGCAGCGGGTTGTTGGTGTCGGGCGTGAGCTTGATCGTGACCGGATCGTTGCTCTCGGCCATGTCGAACAGTTCTTCGGTGTCCCCGGCGGCCGGCGAGCCGGTGTCCAGATTGTAGAAGAACGAGATCGATCCGCTGATGTCCTTGAGCCCCACGACATACGTCTTGTTCGCGTCCTGAAAGGACGTGACTTCCACGTAATCGCGCGTCTGCTTCAGCGTCCATTTGCTGACCGAGCCGACGATAACGGCCGGCGAGACATCGGTGCGAGAGACTTCTCCGTAGCGTCCATGAATCCGTGCCATGTGCGAAATCCTTTCAACGAGCGTGCGGTGAACTTACGTCGGACAGACCCAGACGGCATACCGGCCGCCGCGGTGTTGCCATCGGGTATCGCGGTCTTCCTCATCGACTTCCGCATACCGGATGCGTTCTTCACGTTCGGTCAACATGTGCGAATAGCCCGTAATGGTCAGTCGCACGTCTTGCAAGACCGCTTGAATGCGGGCAGCGGCAGCTTTCGCCCGCGTGCCAACGGTGTTCCGTTCGACGGCCTTGACCAGATACACGCTGCGTTCATACGAGGACCCGTTTTGCTGATAGGCGTCTTCGTGCGCGAGCAGCGAGACGATCACAAACTTATCGACCCCACTGGGCGCGATGTCCATGTAGACGCCATCGGTCATGAGCGTCATCAAGCCGCCCGAGCCCGTGTCGGCCTTCAAGGCGTTACAGAGCGCCGCGTCCACATCGCTCGGATCACTCGCCATGCACCTGCAGTCCTTGACTCCGCACGAGCTCAATCAACTGCTGCACCATGACGCGCCGTTGCCGCTGGGCGGCCGGCACAAAGATGTGCCCAGGCGGCATCGCGCCGCGATTGGCGCCAATGCTCGTGTGCCTGGCTTGCGTGCCATACTCAAACAGATGGGCGTGCCTCGCCGTGCTCCGCACCGTCGCGCGCACCCCACCCGCAGAGTGTTGGACGGGATCGACGACCACATGGTCACGAAGATTGCCCGTCACGACCGGATAGTCACGCTTGACGTCTACGGCGGTCGCATTAGCGGCACCCTCTACGAGATGCACGCCTTCTCCCACCAGGGTCTCTGGCAAATGCTGGAGATCGCTTTTGAGTTCGGACAGGCCGGCGAAGACGAACTTGTTATTGCTCATGCGCTCTGCTTCCGCTCTACTTCGGCGCACTCTGAAAGAGCGTCAGCCACGAGTTGAAGATCGGAGGCAGACACGAACCGTTCATACCGAACAATCGTGGCGCCAGTTACCCCAATCGACAGTTCGATTAGGCGGCAATTCGGCGGTAGGAGACCCCGCTTCTCAAATGCCACAGCCAGTTGTTGATTTGAGATTTTTGATGTAATCATGGCACGAGTTCCGTGCAGAGGGCGCGTGTGAGGACGTTCATCTCATCTTCATTAATCACCCCGACCACCTGAAACGTCCGCGTCCCAAACGTGACGCGCGTTTTCGTCGTCACTTGCGGGTGATAGCGCAACGTCACGACGTGGCTGGCATTGCTCGTGACGGTGCTGTTGGCGATGCGTTCCATGCGGGCGGCCGTGGCGCTTTCAATCGCAGCATAGACCGTCGCGGGCGAGAGTGCCGTCCAGGCGTCCGTAAACCCACCGTCGCTGTTCTGCACGGGCGTGCCAGGGTTCGCTAAGACGACGGAATGACGAAGCAGGCCCGCATCGATCGTGACCGACATGCCGCAGACGTGAGGCTATGCCACACGAGCGCGCCGACGGCTGATTCAATACAGAAAACGGCTTACCAGACGCGCGCCCAGAATTGATCGAGCTTCAAGACCGACGGCAGGTTGTTCTTGTAACCCGAGATGGACAGTTCCCGGTTCTTATAGAGTTCGCCGGTCGCCAAGGCAATCCCGGCCTGGATGAGATAGGGCACGGCGGCGGCCGTCGCATAGCCGGCCCGAAAGGTCACGGTCACGGCATCCCGTTGGGTCTTCGTGGCCGGCCAACTCGAACCCGGCAGCGGCACGAGTTCGGCCATGACCATCTCGCCAGACGAGCAGACCTGAAACTCCGCCGGTGAGCCCGTGAGCGTTTGGGTATTCCCGTCCCCGTCTACATAGGCGATGCTGACCGCCTCGAGCAGAGGGGGACGCACCAGCCGAATCAGATGGCACGGAAAGCGGTCGAGCACCATCGTCCATGTTTGCGGCATCAGCGCCCGTTGGGTGGCGTCTTCGGCCAGTTCGGTGACTTGCCAGAGCAGTTGCTGGATATGGTATTGCTCGGCTTCGTTTGTGACGCGCAGGACGTCATTCCGGATGTAGTCCGCGTCACAGGGCAGCGCCGTCGGGGCCACCGTGCGGATACTGCGCCAGGTGACGCCCTCATCCCAGGCGCCCCTGGCCCCCAGGATCCACGGTGTCTCAAAATACTCCCAGTAAATCCCGCGATTCATGGCTGCACCTCGTGGCGCGCATAGGCGCCGATTATCGCACGGTAGTCTGCCGCCACATGTTCAACGTGGAACATTTCGGCCCGTGTCTTTGAGGATTCGACCACGGCGCGGCGCATCGGGTAGGGCGTCCATTCGTCCAGGGCCGCGTCGAGCTCGGCCACCGTGGAGAGAATCGACCCCATCGGCGTGAGTTCCGCCCAGGCGGCACTCGGCTGACTGAGGATCGGGCGCCCCGCGGCGATGGCGTTCACCAGTTTGACCCCGCTTTTCCACTCCCGACAGGGCCAGCCATCAAACACTCCATCCCGAAAGGCCACGAGCAGATCCATCGCGGCCAAGTCCTGGGGATTCATGACGAACGACCAGCCGCGGCGATGACAGGCCGACGCCAGCCAGCCGTGCCAGCGCCCGAGGTAGGAGGGGCTGCCGTCATAGCCGACCGTCGTGACGGTCGCTCGGGCCTCCGTGGGCACGAGCCCGCCCCGGCTGTGATGCACCAGGTAGCGGCCCGCCGCCGCCTCCGCTTGGGCGCGCGTGGCGCCGATCGTGAGCACCGGCCGCATCACCCGGAGGGCCGCGGCGAGGCCCTGACGCGCCTGGGCTTCCGTCCAGCGGTTCTCCGCCGGTTGCCGCCAGAAGTCCAAGGCATCCCAGATGATCGGCACGCCGGCTGCCTGTGCTTGGGCCACGAGCGGCAGGGCGTGATTCTTCACAAGGATGGCCAGGGAGGCCCACCGCCAATCTTCGGGCGTGGGTGTCTGAACGACCCGCGCCCCGAGCGCCGCCCCGAGTTGAATCCCGCGCATGATCCATGAGCCCACCGGCTTCGGGCCTTGACCGACAACCAAGATATTCATCGGACAAACCACCAGCAGGGTTGTCGGCTGTCGCCGTCCGGGTTCTTCCGATCCCAGCCAATCACTTCAAGTTTGATTCCGTGCGCTGTCACGTAATCGTTCACGGCTTGGGTCACGCCGGTCGTCTTCGGCCAGTTCTTCACGTTGTAGTAGTCGTGCCCAGAGACGATACCTCCTGGCTTGACCTTCAACGTCCACGCCTCAAGGTCCTGCGTCACGTTCTTGTAATCGTGCGCCGCGTCGATGAACACAAAATCCAGCATTCCATCCAGAAAGTCTGCTGCCGCCGCCACGCTCAGTTTGCGGACTGGCACAAAGGCGCCCGACGCCACGAAGCCCTTGAGATGCGTCATGGTCGCCAGATAACTGGCCTCACCCCGCCGATTGCCCCCGCCGTTATCCCAAGGATCGATGCCATAGAGGCACAGGCCTGAGATGCGCTCGAGGAGCGTCTTCGCATAGAGGCCATCCCCGACGCCCACTTCCGCCCCGACGCGAAAGCCCTTGTCGTTGAAGTAGGTCGCCAGTTCCTGACGGTTGGCGATCATCGCGGCCCCCAGATCCGATCGCAGCCGGCGATGGCGAGCTCGTGATACCCGACGCCTGTGAGCACCTGCTGGGCCGCATCCTTGGGCAACTGATAGCGGACGGCAAAGCCTTTCTGCTCGAAGAGCACGATCGGGCGACAGCGTTGCAGTGTGTCGGCGGCCCCCGTCAGTGCCAGCGGTTCGGATCCTTCAATGTCCAGTTTCAAGAACCCAAGCGAGACGAGTTCCAACGAATCAATCGTGATACGGGGAATCGACCCGCCATTCTGGACGAATCGCGCGCCGGTATTCTTCAACATCGCGGCGCGTGGTTCGAGTGGCGCCATTGACACGAACCCAGGCGCCGCCCCGAGCGCACACTGGCGCGTGATGACGTGCCGGCAGTCGAAGGCGTGCATGTTCGTGACCAGCGCCTCGTAGGTATCTAGACTCGGTTCACAGGCCAGCACCTGTAGAAAGCGATCGTTCAGCAGTCGGCTCCATGTCCCGACGTGGGCGCCCCCGTCAATGGCAAACGAGAAGTCCGTCACAAAGCGTAAGGCCATGTCGAAATGCGATCGCTGATAACTGCCGTCGGCCTTCATCTCAGCCGCCATGAACATGTCGGCATCGGGAAAGGCCCAACCCGAGACGTGTTTCATGGCATCGCCCCAATCAAGATGGACGCGCGCAGCACGATCGCCCGCCATTCTGCCGTCGTGGGCGTGAGCGTGCCGCGCCGATCCCACCGTGAGGCCGACGGCGGCGCCGGCCGGGTGAAGTCATACCAAGGGGCCGATCGATAGTGCTCGACCTGCCAGTTAGGAAACTTCCCCAGGACGCGCAGTTGGCTGCCGTAAGCCTGAATCGCGGCCTGTTTCCGGCGCCACTCATGGCCGACATAGCGCACCGACACGGCGGGATGATCGACGTCAGGCCAGAACACCCCGAACTGATGCCACGTCGCGCGAGTCGCGTGGTAGGACGCGAACTCCATCCGGAGCGGGCCGCCTGTGCCGCACAGATCCTGCACGAGCCAGGCGCACGAATCGTGATCCAGATGGCCGGCTTCATACGGATGCGTCCAGACGACATCAACGTCCGCCATGAGTTCGCTCAAGGCCCAGCGGGCTTCGAGCAGATGATCGTGCAGGGTGCGGGCCTGCAGAATGCCGGCCATGACGGGAATGTCCCACCCGCCAGCCACCATCGCGGCCCGCTGTTCCGTCAGCCGCTGACTCACCAGTTCGGGATCCGACTCAGGCGGCACGCCATGCGTCATGACGACCAGCCGCACGTCCGCAATCAGGCAGAGTGCCCCGCCAAATGAAATCGTCTCATCATCTGGATGGGCGGTGACGAGCAGATGCCGCCCAGGCACAGGCCGGCCATCACTCAAGGCGCGTAGCACGTCGCCGCTCGTGATCATGCGACCGTTACCGCTTCCTCGATCGGTTCCCGAAACGCCGCGTACCGGTTCTGGCGCACCGATCCCGGCACGTAGGAGACACGAACTTCAGTCGCCCACGCGCAGAAGTCAAAACACGCTTGATCACGGCCGCCCCACAACTGCGCTTCGGCCCACCAGAGACGGTTGCATTCGGTGTTCTTGACCGAGACCCGACGGGCCAGCAGGCCGTTACTCGTGAGGCCAGCCGTCCCTTCAAAGCCCATTCTGCGATAGCGGGCGACGTGCGCCAGAGCTTCTTCGAGCGTGAGATAGCCCCAGCGGGCAATCGCGGCGGCTTCCTCTTCGATGCGCTGCCGTCGGGGATGCCGCATCGCCACGACATCGGCCGGCGTGCGGCGCAAGACGTAGGCGGCCCACCGCGGCACGGTCAGCAGCCGGTAGGACGCATCGTGCCAGAGCGTCACGTCGCTGGCGAGTAGCCGAGGATGATCGGCCAAGATTTTGATGCGCCTGGAATCGAGCCTGGGCGTGTCCGACGGCAGCACAGGCACCCATTCATAGGGCGGCACGTCGATAGGCCGATCACTGAAACAGAGATAGATCGCCTTCGGATCCCGCTCCTCGGGCGATCGGACCATCGGACTGTCCGGACCCAGGCAGGCCGTGAAGACGGTCGTCATGACGTCAGGCCGAGCGATCGACCACACGCCGCCATGTAGGGTTTGCGGCGCGGGCCTTTGAAGTCAAGAATTTTAGCCCACGGTGGAAGCGGCAACGGCTTGTGCTCTTCGAGCGCCCGCATCATCGTCCCCGACAGCGAGATAAAGACGGGGGAAAATTCGCACAACGACACGCGCAGCCCGGCGCGGTGCTGCAGGCCAGGGCTGATGGGAAAGAGCAGTTGGCGCAACGATTCACTATCGGCGCCCCACCGCTGCAGATTCTCGTTCAAGCCTTCGGCAATCGCCAAGGCCCGACGATAGAAGGGAATCAACCGGCTGCGCCCGTGCAGCGGCCACCATTGCACCGAATTAAGAATCGGCCGCAAGCGATACCGCGCCGCGGAGCGGACCAGCACCGTCAAATCACCCGAGAACCCCGCCCGCAAATCGCGCAGGATGATCGAATCGGGCGAGACGAACACCGTATCTTGATCGAAGAGCGGCGACTCAAGATACGCCAGGCTCACCTCGAGAATCCAACACATGAGCCGATCATGCCGTGCGGGAAAGCGGTAGACCGGATCGGGCAGCTCAGTCGTCAGATCCGTGAGGCCGACCGTTTCACAGTGACAGGTCCGATCGACGCTGGCGCGGAGCAGGGCCAAGGCTTCGACCCAATCGAAGGCGCCCAGTTTGCGATGCGAAGGGCTTTCCGTCGTCAGCGCCCGATAGGGACTCACGACGCGCATAACAGATCCCGCAGGAAGGCCCAATAGCCTGACGTCTCAGTGGGCGCCCATTGAAACCAGGCCAGATTCGCCAGGAACCGGCGCCGCAGATCGTCGGCCACCGGCTCCGGTCTCCCGTCCGTCCATTGAGACGGGCAGATGGCCGCCGCCGCGCCATCCCGGCAGATGACGGGCACGCCGAGGCGAATCGCATCGACCGCGACGTTGGAATGCCAAGTGATGACGGCCGCCGCCCCGCGCAACGCCGTTTCGATTGGCGTGAGTTGATGCCGCAACTTCGGCCGATAGACAACCCGATAGCCGCGCCGACGGGCCTCGAGCGTCATGGCGGTCTCCCAATCGGCCACTTGCCGCCCATATTGGATCCGGGCCTTGTCCCCAATGCCGGCCACGATCACCGGCCCGCGCGGATCCCAAGCAGACTCACAGGCCAGCCCTGACGCGTCCCAACGACTCATCGGCCAGTCGCCCCGGAGCACCCACGCTTGGGGGTGGGCGGCATCGATCGAGACGCGAAACTTCGTCGGCCGATCCCAATAGCTCAAATCAAGCGCAATAACCCGGCCTCCCGCCGCAAGCTGCCGCCGCATCGGCTCACGCCGGTCTGGGGCGCCAGGTCCCCACAACACCAGCCAATCCGCGCCGCCGCGATAGCAGGTCGTGCGTGCTACTGAATGCAGAATGCCCGTCGCCTGCGGGGCGCTGTGGCTCATGGCGTCCATGACCAGGCGTGCCCGTGAGCCTTCGGCGGCAAAGCGGAGAATTTCGACAGACGCCGTGGCAATAGACGCCGTGTCCGGACTCACGCCGATCGCTCTTCGACCGGCGGCGCCGGGCGGATGAGGCGATAGCCGCAGCCAGCCGCCACGGCATACCATTCGTCCGCGAACGGCTGATGTTCATAGCCGGCCATATCGGGCAGCCCGAGCGTGAAATGCACGAGGGCCGGATCGGGATGGATTTCTTCGCCAATGAGCACGTTCCACTCGGGCGGCAACGCGCCAATCAACTCATCCTGCAGCCAGCAGAACCGATGCAGATCCCGTCCAGGGGCGGTATTCACCAGTTCAGCCGTGAGCGCCCGATGCGCCGGGTGCCCGCAGTTGATGAGCATCACGCTTGACCAGTTTTTCCGCACATAGGCCGTTTGCGTCTGCCCCTCCATCTTGACGGTCTCGATCGGCGCGTGCGAATGCTGCACGACTTGAATCGCTTTGCTCGAATCGGCCAACGCGAAGAGGTCTGCGACATTACGCCGAAAGAGCACATCGCCATCGGTGAAGAGCGCCCAGCCGCGATACTGACAGATCGCCGGCACGAAAAAGCGGGCAATCGCATGGGCGGTGGACATCGGCGCCTGCGAGATCACATCCCAATAGCCGTGGGGTCGGAGTTCCGTCGGGCGCGTGTAGCCGGGCAGGCCCATCATGCTCAGACGTTCGGGCTCGGCCCCGGAGAGGGCGTGACGGCGCAGTGAGGCTGCCGCCACATTCCAGGCCCGCATTTGTGACGGATCCCAGCCGAGAAAGATGCGCGGTCTCATGCAAGCGCCTGCGCGATCGTCTGACGGGGGAAACAGGTCAAGGCCGTGCGCCGACTGGCATTCACGACCGACACGCCTTCTGCTGCCAAGGGGGCGACTAATGTCTCGAAGAGGGGCAGAAATTCCTTCAACGGAGGATGGCCGCCATGCGCGTGCTGCCCGAAGAAATGATCCTGGCCGTCAGCCCCACGTTCCATATCGTAGCCGAGCAGCACAATCTTGCCGGCGCCGAACAGATAGGCGAGATTGATGGCCTGATAGCCCGAGTTCTTGCCCGTCCGCAGGCCTGTCGGGCGCGTCTCGAGACCAATCGGGCCGGTGTTCTTCAAGACCGTCGCTCCCCACCTGGTTTCCCCAGGTTCAATCGCCACGCGCAGGCCGGTGTAGGCCAACGATTTGACACCAGCATTCCACCAGGCCTTCTCGCCGCTGTAGAGCGCATCGGCCCAGGGGGCGAGCTCAATGGCATGTTTGATGGCGATGACCCGCGCCTTGCCTCGGCAGGTGTCCACGTCGGCTTGGGTGAGACTCGGCCCCGTGCCGAGACAGACGACCGTCGCTCCGGACCAGATCCGATCAATCGCGCCGGTTATGACCACCGACCGGGATCACCTTTGTCGCCTTTGAGGCCCGGATCGCCTTTGTCGCCCGGCCGTCCCGCCTTGCCTTGATCGCCACGCCTCACCGCCATGCGCCAGGCCGTGGCCCCGTCGCCGGGTTTCTCGGAGGTGTCGGCCTGTGCCGTCCAGTAGGAACCGGCCCATGTGACGCCATCGCCCAGAAGATATGAGACGCCTTCCTTCCACAGCCCTCGATTAACATGCCCTGGCACGCGCGCCGATTTGCGGATGTCCCCGCGCACGGCCGTAATCCACAGATGCCCGTCCGCGTCGGTCTCAAAACCAATGTCCTCGAAGCTCACGCCATCTTTCCCGTCTTTGCCGTCGATCCCATCACGGCCCGCGGGGCCTGGCATCGGCAGCGCGTCACGTCCGTCACGACCCGGCGCGCCATCCTTGCCGTCTGCCCCATCGTCCCCTTTGAGGCCCATCACGCTCACGCCGTCCACGCCATCGCGGCCTGGGGTGCCATCTTTGCCGTTGGCACCAGGAGCGCCATCTTTCCCAGCAGGCCCGGCAGGGCCAGCGGGCCCAGGAAGCAGCGCCCGTCCCTCCACCCAATCGAGACGCGCCCGGGTTGACTCGACAAACGACGTCATGGTCTCCCAAAGCTCGTTCGTGATGATGGGCCGGCCGACCGCCTCTGTCGCACGCGCTTCGAGCACAGCAATCCGCTCGAGCAGCGGGCCCGTGGCGGCTTTGACCGCCAAGACAATCGTCGCGGCCAATCGTTCTTCGTCGGTCATGCCAATTCCTTTGCGACGAGGGCCTGAATCTCCGCGAAGTCCAAACTCTTCGGCGGCACGGGGGCAGGCAGAGCAGGCGGCGCGGACGAGGCGGGAGGAGTCGCTGGCTTCGCATCCTGGCCCAGCAGTTCGAGCGGCCAATTCTGCTTCTGCAGGTAGACCACATCGCCGCCCGGCGTCTTGCCCTTATTGAACCGCGCCCGCGCTTCATCGGGCGTCAGCACGCCCCCGATGACGCCCTTCGTGGCGACCTCCATGCGCTGCACCGAATCCATGCGATCGAGCGCATCCAGGTCAAATTCGATCTCCATGCCGGCAGGCAAGTCCAGCCCGTAGGTCAGGCAGGCTTCGAGCGACTCAATGTGAAACTGCAGGCACTGGCCGTAATATTGCTGGCCCAAGGCCTCGACGTTGTTGTAACTCGGCAGCGGCCCGACGTTCGCCATGTAGGCCGGGACATGATGGGTGGCGCAAATCTTCTCATCGTCCCATTTGAGTTGGTCGATCAACTGCGCGTCCACGGCCGACATGACCGGCGTCTTGTCGAACTTCAGCCCATCGCCCAGCGCCATGATCTTGCCGGCATTTTCTGGGCCGCCGTAGTTCTGCTGAAAGCCCTGCTCGAGCCGCTTCGCCGTTTCGACGCTGATGACGCCTGGGGCGGTGAGAATCCCGCCAATCTGGACGCCATTCTTGAAGAGCCGCGTCGTGTTGCCGGAAATAATCAAACCCTGCATCGCGGCGTGGCCGCTCGCATAGATGGCCGACAAGCCGACGAGCGGGTGATAGAGGCAGTTAAAGCGATCGTGAATAATCTCGCGCGCCGGCACGATGATGCTGGCCTCCGTGAGCCCTGCGAGCGGATCCTGCTGAAGCGCATAATAGATGTCGCCCAAGGGCGTGACCATTGGCTTCACGCGCATGGGATTAAGCACATAAAGCTCGGTCACGATCCCGCGCCCGTCCCGCGCCTTCATGGCATAGGCGTTGCCGTAGGTCAGCTTGGACAACATCCACGAGGAATAGAACTGAATGGCGTCCTGAAAATGATTCGGCCGATCGACCACTCCGAGGAAGGGTGAATTGCGCCGCACTTCGGTGCAGATCCCCGTGTCGTCTTCTTCGACGAGCGTCGGCCGGCATTTCGCAATATCGCTGGCGATGAGCGTGAGGCAGGCCCATTGCGTCGGATGGGTGGCCGCATCATCGACGGCGACCGTCACCCCCCGCTGCCAGGCCCCGGAGAAACTTTCGCGGATGACCGGCCACCAGGCCGAAGGCCCGGTAATCGGCCAGGGCGTAATGAAGTCTTGAGTCGCCTTGCGGCGAGAAATCTCAAACGGCCCGAGGCGCATTAGGGCTGCTCAGGCTGGAGGTCGCGGCGGCGGTAGGTACGCTTCTTTGGGCGATCAGTCTCGGGCACGTCGGCCTCGGTCGCCAACCGCACCGCCCCGACGGCGAGAAAGACATTCCCGAAGGCGGCGGCGATCTCAAACACATCGCCAGGCAGTTGCCCATCCGGTAGGGGTTTCAGGCAGACGTAACGTGGCATGGGGCCTCATGCGTAAACGACGGCCGACGGCCCGAAAGCCGCCGACCGTCCAGGGGTAAAACCGTCCGACTAGGACGTCGGGACGACGTAGGCGCAGGGCGACAGATACTGGACTGCCGTCGAGCGGCGCTTTTTCCAGGTGATCTCCCGATTCGCCAACAGCCCGATCGCGCCCGTCTGCCAGAGCGAGACAAGCGAGGCGCCCGTGCCGCTGATGGCCGACTGCGAGGACGTGTCCACCATTTCGACGGACGCTTGATCGCTGGCTTCGACCGTGACCACGCCATCGTCCGCGAGATAGACATCGCCGGCTTTCACCATGACGATCATCTGCGTCGAGGGCGACCCGAGCGACGTCAGCAATTCGGACACGATGACCGGCATCCCGGCCAGATAGCCGCCTTCCATGGTGAGCGTCGGGAAGTCGGGTTGCCCGAGCGCGTTCACCATGTTGCTGATTTGCGCCGCCTCGGTGGCCGACATGATGAGCGTCAAGTCGGAGCCCACCAAGTTGTTGCCGGCAAAGAGGCCCAGCAACGCCGCCAGGTCGTGCCGCACATTCGTCGCCGCGGTGCCCGAGGGCGCCGTTGCCACGACCCCGTTCGTGATCGAGGCCGGCGAGGTCGTGCCGCTCACCGCTTTCGCCGGATCGACGAAATCGTTATCGAGCTTCTGATTGACCGCCCGCGCTAGGTCGTCGCGCACCTGCATCTCGGCACTCGGGTTCGAGAACCGCACGGCTTCCTTGGTCAGAATCGCCAAGGCCGACATGCAATTCCAGAGCAGCGCCGTGTTGAACGTGACGGCGGCACTCGGCAGGGCCGGCAAGCCCTCGCCCTTCCACCCGGCGGTAAACCCGGTGGACATGCCGCTCACCCGCTCGTTGAAGCCCACCCGGCGCAAGGCCGGATAGTTCCGTCCAGGCGCCCCAGGATTCGGGCCGCCGAACTTGCCGATGATCGAGCCCGGCCGCAAATACTCAATGAAGTCGGCCATGACGTTGTAGGGCACCATGTCGTCGAGCCAATGCGAGCCGCTGGTGGCGCCGCCAGCGACCGCCGTCTTTTCGACCAGGGCGACCACGCCCGGATCGTCCCGGTAGTGTTCCTTCGCCAGCCGGATGGCTTCGCCGGGGATGCCGCGCGAGTTCGCCATACATATGGCGTAACGCGCGAAGAGAAAGCCTTTCGGCAGATTGCGCGTGATGCTGACGGTCGTCGCCGGGCGGGTGACGCTCCCGAGTTGGGCGGTCTCGCCCCGGACCACCACGGCCGCCGCGACTTCGCGCGATTGCATGAGCTTCAGGTCGGCAATCTCGCCGTCGATCCGGCCCAGGTCGGTTTCGATCTCTTTGAACTCGACGGATTCGGCCTCGTCTTTCACGCGGCCTTCATCGGTCGCCTTCTGTTGAATCTCGGTCTGTCGTGCGGCCTTCTGCGCGCGGGTCGTTTCCCACCCGGCAATCAGATCGGCTATGGACTTCTTCATACTCGTCTCCGAGCGCATCCGAACGATGCGCGATGCGCCCGTGACGCCGGGCAAGGGAAGCGCCGAGGACGCAGTGCCTATCGCGGCGGCGTCGGTCGATGCGAGGTCAAAAGCTTTCACGTTATCGATCGTCGCGGCTTGATTCGCTGGAATCGTGACCATCGATAATTCGAGGACTTCAATGCGCGAAAACCGATAACCGCCCGTCTCGGGCATGTAGACCGGATCCTCGAGTTCGCGGAACCCAATCGAGACGCCACGAATCAGCGGGGGCTGCGCGTTGAGCGAATCGACCGCTTCATCCAGGCGGTCTTTGACGACTCCGGGGCGGTCGATCGTAGAAATGGTGGCCGAAAAGGGCACGCCTGTCGGAGTGGCTTTCCCGAACCGCGTCTGACCGACCGGCTTTTTGGAATCGTGATAGAGCAGGAGCGGCAGCGGATTGGCGTATTGCACGCCCGCCGGCTCAATGACATCGCCCATTCTATCCGTGACCGGAGACGTCGCGGTGCCTGTAAATTCGCGTTTTTGGACGTCGAAGGACTTGACGTCAATGAGGGCGTAGGCTTTACGCATCGGTCGGCAGCGTCTAGCCTACCGATGTCATCGAAAGAGCGTTGTATTTAATACAAAAAGCAAAAAGGCGCGATCCTCACATGAGAATCGCGCCCCGCGCCACCTCTCGCCCCGACATGCCCGAACTCACCGTGCTGTGCCGCACCATACCTGCCTAGTCTCGTGGTGCCCTGCCTGTCCGCGCCCGGCCAGGCCACGCAACGCCACGGCCGCGCCTGCCAGACCCAGCCACGCTGTCCCTAACCCCACCCCGCCGCCTCATATCTCGTGGTGCCCCGCATCGCCTGCCTCGCCCTGCCAGACCAAATCGCACCAGGCCTGGCCCAACCAGGCCTGCCGTGAGTCTGACGCCTTGTGCTACCTAGTCCAGCCGATCCACTCGTCGCCACGCCACGCAACGCCCGTCCGTGCCGTGTCTCGCCCAGCCACACCCAGCCAGCGCCAGCCAGACCCCGCCAGTCCATGACCGGACATACGGTGCCCCACCGTGTCTAGCCAAATCGCGCACTGCTCAGCCTGCCACGCCATCTTGCACCGTGCCGCGCCAGTTCCTTGTCTGACCTCGCCTGATGCTGCCATACCAGCATTGCCGATCCTCGCCGCGCCGTGCCCCGCCAGTTCCTGCCACACCGCTTACGCAGCATTCTCTTTCATGACGATTCGCTTCACGCCAGCGATCTGCGCCAAGAGGTAATCAATCTCTTTCGTGAGGCCCAACGGCTGCGCCAAATCATAGGCCCGTCGCAAATGTCCAGCGGCCACTTCAAGCGTGTAAATCAATGATTCGCGGGCAGACGGTGAATCACCTTTCAGTGCGATGGTGCTCCGGTAGCCGCCGCCTTTCACGCTCGTGTCCACGATGTAATGCGGAGTCTTCAACACCGCATTATTCACCGTTACCTGAATAGTCACGCTCGCAATAATCAGCCGCGTGTGATGCAACCACCACTTCTCAGCCGCGTGTTTCGCGTTCCAGTCATACAGCGAATGGAGCGGACTGCTCCGCTGTTTCGCATCCTCAAACACTTTCCGGGCCGAGATACGTCCATCCCGGCCCTCGAGTGTCTGAATCCGCGCGAGTTGCGCTTGATTCAGTCGCATGACGTTACGCGACTCCCTTCAACTTCCGCTGCGCGCGTTCCGAATCAAACCACGACAAGAGTTCGCTCGTTTCGTCGTCGTAGCACACCGGATGCTCCAACGCCGAGACCTGGGCCTTGCGAGCGCCTGCCTTGAGGATCCGCACGAAGTCGGGATCGGTCTTGTCCGCAATGCGGAATTGCCCGTAGCTGCCAGAGCCCTTTTCCGGCCGCCAGTCTCCGACGCCGATCGTGATGCCGGCCGCCGCCAGCAAATTCGCCACCGCTTGTGCGCGAATCAAGGGCTGCACGAACGTCACGCGCACCACACAGGCCCACTCGGGCACGATGGCGCGCGTGCGAACATCGGGCGTCTTGTTCATGTCGGCCGAGCGCGTGATCGACATGAATAACTTGGGCACGCCGTAGATGCCAACGTATTCCCCGGCGATGTAGGTCAGCCGGCCGATCTGCGCCTTTTTCGCCCCTGGCATGTCGAGCGCCGCCGATCGGAGGGCGCCTTTGAATGAGGTCGAGAGCAAGGCGAGCAGCGTGGGCTGATCGGTGTCTTTGAGCGTGTAGGTGGAGGCGCGGTATTCTTCGACGGGGACGTGCTTGAGCGTCGTCGCTCGCTCGGTCGCGTTCTTGCGGCCCTTCGGCATGAGCAGTTCATGCTTCGCCTTCTCGCTCATGCGATTGAGAATCAAGGGACTCGTGCCCACGATGCAGCACTCAAACGTGCCCGTCGTGACTTTCAAGATGTCCGTGATTTCTTCGTTTGCGGTATTCTTCTTCGCAGCCATGTGGCATTCCTCCTTGGGGAATGTGGCGTGGTGAGGGGCCGGCGGACGCACCATACGTCTGCCGACTCCGCTTACCTTACTCTAGGCGCCTATTCGTGTCAACGATCGATCGTGATCACGATGATCCGTCGAATGAGCGCGGCGACTGACATCTCCTGCCGGTTGGCGACTTTGATGAGTTTGTCGTGAGTGGCAATGGGGACGCGCGACGAAATCGGCGACAACTGGGCGCGGCCCATCGCGGGGCGCCCGCGCACTTTCATCGTGGGATCCTTCATCGGCCACCCGCGACAATCATCTGATACTGCGGCGTCGGCGCCGGCCCAATCGCACGAGAGGCCGCCATCACAAGCGCCGCAATCCCGTCGATTTTCTCTTTCGCCCGCTGTTTGTCAATGCGGAGTTCTCCCGCTCGACCCGTGACGACCACCGTATTATCCGCCATCCATCCGAGAATGGCGTGCCCATTATGGCACAGCATCCCGGTTGTGACCCAGGCCGAAACCTTGCGGATCGCCTCATTCAACTGAAAGCCCTGGGGGCAGTCCACCATCGTGAGACCGGCGCCCTGTAGGTGCAGCGCCATCTGTGACGCGAATCGTTTATCGTAGGCCAGTTCCCGCACGCCAGAGGCCTGCGCGTCTTCGCGCACGGTGGCTTCGACCAGATCCAAATCGGTCGTATCGCCGTCCGTCACCTCGAGCCAGCCAGCCTGGCGCCACACCAGATACGGCCGCTCGGGATACTTCGTCAGGGCCGATTCGGGCACCCAGAACCGGCAGCGCACGGCCACCCGGCCATCGCCCAGCAGCCAGATCCGCACCCAGGCCGTGAAGTCATCGGACTGGCCCAAGTCCAAGCCGCCATAGCAGGGCGCGCCGACGAGTTCGGCATCACTGGCGACCTGGCAGGCGTCCCACTGGCCCCGCACGAAATAGGCCGAGTGCGCCTGGGTCCACTGATTGAGATACAGCCGCCGAAACGTGTTCTCCTGGGCCGGAATCTGCTGCGCCCGCTCGAACATAATCCGCATATCTTCGAGACTGCGGAAATCGCCGAGCGCCGGATTGCAGGCCCGCCACACCGCTTCGTCGGTCCAGTCGGCCTCGATCGGCGCTTCAAAAAGAATGGGTAAGAACGTCGGATCGAGCGCCGGCGTCTGCGCCACGCGCTTCGCGTGGGCGTAGAGTTCCCAGAGAATCGACGTGCGGTCATAACCAGCCGTCGTAATCGCCATCATCAGCGGCTGCGCCCGGGCGCCTTGACTCGTGGCGAGCACATCCCAAAGTGTGCGATCTGGCGCGGCGTGCAATTCGTCGTAAATCACGACGCTCGCATTGAAGCCGTGTTTGGAATAGGATTCCGCCGAAATCGCCCGATAGAAACTGCCGCTCTTGCGATGCACGATGCGCTTCTGCGAATCGACTATTTCTACTTTCGCATCCAACTCGGGCTCCGTCCGAATCATCTGCGCCGCCACGTTGAAGACCAGAGCGGCTTGATCCTTGTCGGCCGCCGCTGAGTAAATCTCGCCGCCGATCTCACCGTCAAAGAGCAAGAAGTAAATCGCCAGCGCGGCACACAGTTCGCTCTTGCCGTTCTTGCGCGGCAGCATGAGCAGGCACGTCCGATACTGCCGCCGCCCATCGGCGCGCGTCGTGAATAACTGTCGAATGATGCGCTCCTGCCACGGCCGCAGATTGAACGGCTGGCCGGCAAACGGCCCCTTCGTATGCGGGAGTTGATTAATCAGGCGCACCGCCCGATCAGCAGCCGAGGGCGTTACAGCGCGTCGGCCTTTCATGTCGCTTTGGAAGGCGCCTCGCCTAGAATCAAATCCCACAAGCGGCGTGACGCCTGTTCCAAAACGGCACTGGCATGACGGCTGGCGGCTTCGGCCAGATGCCAATCATCCCGAGCCTTCTGCGCGAGATCGGTCGCCGCAGTTACTACGGTATTCGCTGTCCTGACGTCCTCAATAGCCTTCAACATCTCTTCGGAAGTCGTAGCAATTAATGAAATAGTCATAACGCATCGGCCCATTTCGAGACGGGTTCGGCTTTCTTGACGTGAATTCTTGCGCGGCTCACCGGCTCGAGCCCGAAGAGCCCGTAATAGTGCCGCAGGGCCGTGGCCGTATCGCGTTCGTGCTTCAAGAGATTGTCGATTTCCACATAGAACCGTTCCCCGTCTTGCCCGTCCACCATCAGCCGAATCGCCTGAAAGCCGGCGCCATCCTTTTTCGCGGCGATTTCCTGCATGGTGGCTTGAATTTCACAGAGCGTGCCAAACGGACGGACATCAGCCGCCGTGAGCGTGCCCATTGCCATGCAAATGGGGGCCAACTCATCCCAGACCAGTGCGGCCTGCGTAGAAAGACCCTTCGGCTTGACCGCAAGCCCAACCGGGGGCAACGGTTCCTCACAATTCAAGGCGCGCTGCCCAGGATTTCCCCGTAAGAGCTTCAGGGCCGTAGGTTTAGGGCGTCGGCCGCTGTTCCTGTTTCCCATAAGCGTTTACTTCGCAGAATGCTGCGCGAGGG